CACAGTCTGTACAACCGCAGGAACCCCTTCCATTGGCGTTTTAAGGCGCTGACCGTCCTCACTGGTAAGGTTGTGTGGGTATGAGCGCCATTGATGAGGTACGCGCCCTACAGAGGGCGTACGATAGGGCTCTGCTAGTGATCGACGCTGTAGACGTTGACAAACTTACGCTCGTGGATCAGAACCTACGGCTGAAAGCTTTCGCCAAGGACGTAGAGTTCCTGGCCCAGAACTACAACCTCCCCGAGATTGGGCTCGCATGCAGGAACCATGTAGAACTGTGCGACCATCTGAATGAAGCCCTAGGCATGGTGAAGGAAGACCTGTGAGCCCCTGTAAATGCAAGTGGGATGGCGCTCTCGACGGACATAGGGTAAGATGCCGCGAGCATCAGCTAGAGTACCTGGCTGAGAAGAACAAGCTGACACCTGAGCAGATAGCGCACCAGGGCTTCCAGACGGAAGCTATGATGTGGCTAATGGCGGGAAGCAATCACGTAGAAGCTCACCTGGCGGTCCTGCGTGGAGGCTGGGAAGCTTACATTGCAGCAGGCGGAAGGACTTGGGGTAAACGATGACCACTGTATTAGAACGTCCGCAGTTGCAGGACGTGGACACGACCGGTGACGATGGGATGCAACATTACTTCCCGAAACGTCTCCTGAACGACGCGATCATTTTCGGCACCCCAATCGCCGCTCTGTGCGGTGACGTACGTATCCCATCCAAGAACCCTGACGGTCGTCCCGTGTGCCCCAAGTGCCACGAGATCTGGCTGACAAAGGAGAAGTAAATGGCTATCGCTACTATCTATCTTATCGTATTCCTTTTCTGCCTCATCCCCTACACGCGCATGCATTACCAAGTTTGGTGGGGACCGAACACGCAGAATAATGGATACGGCATAAAGGTTGACAGCATGGGCGCACACCTACTCAGTGCGCTCGCCGGGTTCGGCTACGCGCTGATCTGGCCCCTTACGATGCTCGGACTCTGGATCATCCGCACGGCCTTTCATAATACCTACATGCCGCAGGACGTTGACCCTGAGACGGGTGTCAGTCTTGGCGAGTAAAGGCACTAGAATACTGTCCGTCACGAAAGATGATTGTGACTGGGAATATTTTCGTGTCGGGGGTGCAGGCGGGCAGCACCGTGACAAGACGAGCGCTGGCGTACGAGTCAGCCATGCACCATCAGGTGCGGTAGGGACAGCTACGGACAGTCGCTCGCAGCTAAAGAACCGCAAGGTTGCTTTTGTACGCATGACAGAGACAGTGAAGTTTAAGTTGTGGCTGGCGCGTGTCACCGCTAGTGGCCCAACCCCGGAAGAGCTTGTCGAGAAGGACATGAACCCGAAGAACATCCTCATTGAGGTACGTGTTGACGATAAATGGGCACCACTGGTATGATGCACCTATGACTAATGGGCGGGTATCCCAGCGGTCTTATAAGCCGTGGAGACAATAGGGTAGAGGGCCAGGTGGGTTCGAGTCCCACGCCGCCTACTAATGTATGCGAACGCAGACAATGCACCTAATGTATACGTTCGCATACATTACACAATGTAAGCGAACGTATACATCCATCCCCAAGGAGTAGTCATGATCTTCCAGACACACCGCTACTACAGTGAGATCGACCAGAAAGAGTACATCCTCTCAGGTGGCCCAGGAGCCTACATCCTCACACAGGACAAGAAGAGGGACTTCCCCATCACCGATGACGCGGCGGCAGAGTTCATCACTCTAGCCAGCGAGATCGAGCATGACTGTGAATAACTACGGGCTGTACGCTGTCATCACGCCAGGACCAGGAGAGAGGGAATGGAACTTCCACATCTACCGCGACAGCTACGGGCAGAGTGCCATCGAGGAAGACCGCATCTGGAAACAGACAGGCGTCAAGACCTACGGCACACACTACGCCACGCGCTTTCGGGCCGAGAACAGGGCGCGCAAGCGGATCGCCAAAATAGTTCACGCATATGACATGCTCGCACGACAGGAGTCTACCGTTGTCTGAGATGTTCGCACACGTAGCGGGAGACTACCTGATCCAATCCGACTGGATGGCCCAAGAGAAGACGAAACACTCCCTCCCGGCTGTGCTGCACGCAGCCTCATACGCAGCCTGTTTCCTGCCTGTAACCCGTTCCTGGAAAGCGCTAGCGGTGATTGGTGGCACGCACTTCGTGATCGACAGGTTCCGTCTCGCCAAGCATATTGGTTGGGCGAAGAATCAGGTCGCACCCAAGGCGTACCGTCCACCACATACCCCCACGGGGTATAGTCCATCAACACCGGATTGGCTTGCGACGTGGCTGCTCATTATCGGTGATAACTGGGTGCATGTTGCTATAAACCGGCTCGCTATTAGAAAGTGGGGCAAGTGATTACAGTAACGGCAGAAGAATTGGCAAGCGCCAACACTGAAGAGAACACTCTGCGAAAGGTGGCGTTGATCATCGACAGTGTTGTTGCAAATCTAGACCAGGAAATCGAAGTATCGGATCAACGTCTCGGTTTGCACATCCAGATTGGTGTGGATACGCTCAAGACTTTGCGTTCAACCATGTTCTCCATGTTTGGATACCGGGAGCCTGGCAACCTAAGCTGACAAACCCTCTGTGCGTGCGTCAGCCAGTTTAGCTTCCGTGATCTGAGTGGCAACAGCCACCGCTTCCTGTACCACCCTCTCAGCTTTCGCGTCAAGATGGTTGTTGAGCAGCCCTGAGATCATGGGGACGGCGATAGCTACCAAGACGACGAATGTGTAGGCTGGCTGGCCAGGCGTAGCTGGACCCCAGTCCCAGGATACCGCCCAAACAACTAACGGTATCAAGGTTGACCATTGAATTGTGGCAGCCAGAGGCTTCCAATGTAACACGAAGATCTCGATGACCTTCAACGAGCCAGCTACTAGGAAAATAACAGCCCATGTGTGCGCCGTGAAGATTGCTCCGGGGCCGTGGGCGAACACTACGGTAGTTGGCCTGTTGGCTGTGATGAGCAGAATCCCGCCGAGCCACAGCATCCAGCCCGCGAGCATTCCGATTCCACCAATGGTGACGGGACGTTCACGCCAAGCGCTTAAGAGACCTGACTGCATGGACGTTGCTCAATTCGATAGATGACCGGTTATGCTACCTATCGACATGCTCGCTATAGAAAGAGCCGATATTACCTGATATAATGGCTTACAAAAGGAAAGGGGGTGGACCGTGACCGCTGCAATAATGACAGGACGTGTCGTAAAGACGCATGGCACTATTACGTTGCTAAACGCGACGTATGAGATGATCTCCCAGAAGGTTACCATGCAGAAGGCAGTACGCCTACTGTCGCTTGGTAAAGCTACCGTCGAGGAAGACGACGGGTCTGGGCGCATGCTCGGCCCGTGGCCATTCCCTAAGGTGCTTCGCCTAGTCAAGTTCGTGCAGATCGCATTCGACGTACTGAACGGTTCACCGCAGATCTCCAAGCAGGGCGTACTGAGACGTGACAACTACGAATGCGCTTACTGCGGCAAGGAAGCTAACACCGTTGACCACATTAACCCCAAGGATTACGGCGGCAAAACTTCCTGGATGAACCTAGTGGCGTGTTGTTTCAGGTGCAACCAGAACAAGCGTAACCGTACCCCTAGTGAAGCAGGTATGAAGCTCCGCAAGACTCCCTACGCCCCGAAAAGGAAGCTACGATGACAATTTCTACAACCCCAAAAGAGGGCGACTTCGGGGTTCTTCTCCTGAAGAAACGCAACTGGTTCAAGGAGACCGTTATATCGTTGGTCAGTTGGGGTACTCATTCCCCGGCCTATCACGCTGTCCTGGTAGTCAGGAACAGTAACGGCTTAGCGCTGGTTGAGGCCGAGCCAGGTGGGGCGATACTGTCACCTATTGATAAGTATCAGGACATAGTGTGGTCCGATCTGGGACTCACTGACACGCAGCGTGCGGCTGTTAGTGCCGCTGGCCTATCCTATGTCGGCTACGAGTATGGCTGGTACGCTGATGCCGCTATTGGCGTACACTCGGCCCTGCGTATCCCTATCCCGCAGTTCGTGTGGCGCTTGCTGTCTCGTGGTCATGTGATGGAATGCGCCCAGCTTGTAGATGCCGCTGAGCTTAAAGCTGGCGTGCACCTGTTCAATGACGGTAGGCAGACCGGGCAGGTAAGTCCCGCATCTCTGTACGACCTGATCAAGTGATAGGCCCGCACGATTTAGTGATCAGCTACGGCGACTGCGAGTTCTTCGCGCAGTGCTCCTGTGGGTCAAGTTTCGGTACATGCCGACCAGATCAATCGCTTGACAGCTTCGGCCCCCACTGGGAGCGGCACGTATTGAGCGCCCACCGGGACTGTGATTGCTGGTCTTGCAAGCTATAGGCACTTAGCAAGAGACCCACTCGCCGTTAGTGATCCATCCGTGACATCCGCAATCAAGCAAATGGATGGATGGTACTACGGTGAGTGGGTCTCTTTGTGTTATGGTCCAACCCTTATCAGGGTCGAGAGGCATGGTAGCCCAGAGGAACGGATCTTCAGGGTCGATGTCGTACCCAGCGTCAGACCAACGTACAGCCATATGAGAGCACTGGATTTCGAAGTGGTCTGCTACACGCTCAGACCAGCGCCAGCGAACTACGCTAGCCACACCGTGCCTGCACCAGTGCCAGTGACACCGACGTACAGGCCCCTGTTGGCGTTCACTTCGTAGCTGAACGAGTAGGTACCAGCACCGCCACCGACAGCCAGGACATCGCCTGTGTTGTCAGAGCCGTTGTAGAGGACGACCTGTGTGAATCCGGTGTATGCGAACCCTACTACACGCTGCGGTTGCTGTGGCACAACAATGCTGTGGTTGTTTGTGAGTGGCGCGTCGAACGGCTGACCCGTGAGAGGGCTCGTGGTGGTGCCTGTAAACCCTGCTGCACCGACTATTCCACTGCCCGTGAAGGCGACTGGCTGCACTTGCATGTTATCTCCCTAGGCTCTGATTACGCGTCAGATGAATCATCGTCAGTTTCCTGGGGCGTGATGGAGGTTGCCTGCTCATATTCCTCGGCAGTGTCGTGCTCCGGGCGTAGCTTCTCGATACGGGCACGTGCCTCTTTCAAGGTCAGGTCCGCGTCAACGAATGCGCGTTCTGTGGTCATGTCTACCTCCCCTCAGGGTCTAGATCCTACAAGCCAGGGAAGCCCCGAATAGTATGCGTCCGGGAAGTGCTTCAAAGCATGTATCGTCTCATAGAGGGTGGCGAACTCTGACCGCACAACGCCAAGACAGCGCAGCCACGAAGGGCGTACGCTGACTATGACGCCGGGGGAGTCGGGATGCCACAGCAACACTCTGTCCGTACGGTGGTACCTCATACGCCACTGCCTACAGGGTTACGCGTCGGCGTGGGAGCTTTGACGTGAATGCCACGCTCGCCGCACCAAGGACACCACGGCTGTAGCTTCTTGTGCGTGACTGAACCGTAGATAATTTCAACGCCTGCCAGCTTAAAGAACACCGACAGTGCTAGGGCAAGCATCCCATGCACAAAGAACATGGCAACCACAAGCACGACCACCGCGCCCCAGTAAGCCTTCTTGTTGCCGTCCAGGATGTGCATGAGATGAAGGTGGATCTTGCGCTTCTGTGCTAGGCTCGCGCAATCCAGCGGCATTGATCTGGCGCAAGTCTCACACAAGCGTCGCGCATGCAGGTATAAGGCGACAAGGCTGGCAATCAACACAGCCATCGTGACCGGGGCGAATATCAATGACACCACGAAAGGAAGGATAAAGATATACGCCACAATGTCAAACGCGGCAGAGAGCACCAGCGTCCACATTGCTGTGGGCGCAGCGTAATGACCGAAGTCGATCTGTCTAAGCTTCACGGGCTCCTTCTTCGATGCACTCCCAGCCACAACCTGCGTATCCCGCAATGTCGAGCCAGTGATCTTTCTTGCCGGGTGAAGTGACCATGCGGGATATCTTGGTGAGGATTTGAATCGTTGCCACATCGGCAGGAGTGAACTCCATGCCCTCTTTGAACATGTGTTCGAATCGTGCGTTGAGCAGTTTCGCGGTGTTCGTGAAGTTGGCGACCGGTGATCCATAGTTCTTGTTTCGGTCTCCGTCGATCAGCCCAGCAGACTCTTCGAGAAGTTGACGCCTAGGTGGAACATCGGCCTTCTGAACTGGTGGCTCAAATGTTGCGCCACGCAAGTCTCGGAGGACTGGTTCCTGCGTGGCGGCGTAAGACTCGCACGCCTCACGGAGACGGGGCGAATATCCTTCATTCATCTGTTCCTACCATTCTGCCAACACGCTTACCGGTTGGCCTTATCGTACCAGTCACAGGACGGTTCCACAAGCTCAACCCAGTCTTACCCCGCCCCTCAGGGCCGATCAGGTAAGACAGGATTTCTTGAGCTTCACCCTTGGGGAGGGCGTACGAGTCGTGGACGAACTCGTGGTGCTCGCGGCAGAGTGTGATGAGGTTGGCCAAATGATCCTGCTGGTACCCTCTGCGGTATTCGATATGATGTATATCCACACCGGCATTAGTTCGGCCACACCATCGGCATCTATAATCATCACGCGCCCATACAAGTGCCTTGAGGCCGTCAGGCAATCCATGATAGCTAGCCTTCGGCACGAGACGGTCGCGCATCTGCCCGCTGAAGAACCCACAGCGCATCCAGGAGAGTCTGTAGATCCACACCGATAGCGGCCTGGGCCGTACTAGTCTCAGTGTCGTGACTCTCGTCATACTTGTCAATGGACATAAACAACGTGTCGCCTACCAAGCCGAGACGAAGCACCTTCTCGGGCGGTGCATACTTCTCGTTATGTTGCCTAATGGCGAGCGACTGGATCATGCTGCCTTCAGATCCATTGTATCCCAGTCTTCAGCGTGAGGGTGCTCTTCTACCGTGTAGTTGCGGAGAGCTTCCTCATGGGCTAGCTGAGCCTCTTCCTGAGCCGCTAGAGCAGCCTCAGCTTGCGCGCGGAGCATGCCAGGCGTCTCAACGTTAACAATACCGCACTCTTCCACCACGAGCACGTGACGGCGAGACAGGTCACCGTCCTTGTTGGGCTCCAACAAGACCGACTTCACTCGCACGCGGACCTTCATGTCCAGGTACGTACCACGCGAGTACGGCTCTAGACATTCGATCCTGGCAGACGGAAGCTGCAAGAAGAACCCATTGACGACATCACCCTCAAACTCTGCGGGGCTACTCATAGGTCGCGGACAGTCTCACGGGCACGGAGCTTGGCGGGAGTGTAGCCGTCCACTGTCTTGCCGTTGAACGTGCCGGGGGCTACATTCTGACCCTTGCTGGCCTTCGCGCGCTCAGCATCAGCGGCACGGGCCTTCGTGTAGTTCTCGACATGCTTTGCCTTGCTCTTTTGTGACGAAGGCTTACTCCCAGCCATGTTACACTCCCATTCGCAGTGCGCGGTCAGTTTCCATACGCTCCACCGCAAGGGCTTCACGAGTTCCACGTGCAATGTACCGCATAACGGACGGCCATGTCAAGCTAGTTACAACAAAACTTGTGATCGCGGTCTTCAAGCTGTCACCGTCTAGGTTCTTCTGCAATGCCCGCTCTACGGTGGAGAAGGTGCGACGGTATCCGACGATCAACCGTACCGTATATATCATTCCAAATGCGACATATGCGGCCAATGCGACAATTACCAATATCATTGGTGGCTCCAATTTCGTTCCGGGGGAAGTATGTCCCCAGTCTACACGCTAAACGTCACATGCGCCAGCGAAGCACGCAAGCTCTGAAGTAGCCGTAGTCATATCCTGCAACTCATAGCGGTAGATCTTAGAGAAGTCAACATTGGGGAATGCGTCAACCATCTCTTTATACTCTACATCCGTTATGGCCTCATATGGAAGCTGGTCATAAGAAGGGTTCTCTCGGGGCAGGAATGACAGCCCGCCGATCTTGTCCTTATTGTTCCATACCCACTTAATGACATCCAGTAGTTCATCATCCGAATAGGATACGGTACAGGACGGGTTATGCTCTGTCCAATTAGTCTTGCACTGCAACCAGAAATCCAACTGATTCACAGCGGACAAGTCGTCGCGGAGTATAGCACCATCAGGTGACTTCACAGGGAACGGGATCACCCACGTTGTAGCCGTCTCAGTCGTCTGACCGTTCTCCGGGTTCATCGGGACGCCAGCTTCCTTCATCGCCCTATACACGGGGGACGAACCAGACACCCGCATGTTGCGGCGGATGTACTTAGAGTGGCGAGCATGCAGACCGGAAGCGGTATTAAGCAGTTGAGACGAGTTGCCACCAGGCTTGTTGCATGTGATACCCGCCGAAGCATTTATTCCAAGGGTAGCGGCATAGGCAGCATTTACCGAAACGGCATAGTCACGTAGCTCAGCCTGCACCCTAGGGTCACGGGCAATAGCCGAGTCCTGCATTCCCAGGATATCAACACCTAGCAGGCGTTCCTCTTCCTGATTCTTAACCCATTCCTCTCGGAGCCCTGGGAAGTGGGTGGCCATTGACTGAATGGTACCGATGATGGTGGCCAATTCAACCTTCTCCTTTAGTGACTCCACAGTATCATCCGCGCGGGCCACTGCAATAGAAAGGTTACACACCTGATATGGACGTAGAATGATTTCACCACAGGGGTTAGTTCCAAAGCGCGCCTTCTTCCTGCGGGCTGGCTTTGTACGTACAGCATTCTCTCTAGAGAAGATACCGGGCTCGCCATGCTTACCCTTATCCATATCGAGCATCTGCTGAATAAGCTCCTGCTGGTTTAGATCCTCTGGCCACACCGCTGAGTTGTTAGCGTTCCAGCGGATCGGGTTCTGGTCAAGCTTGATACCGTCCTTACATGTACGCATCTCGTGATCGTCCCAATCGAAAAGAGAGATCATGGCCGTACGGCGGACACCGCCCGAAACGGCGGCTTGACCGACAGCACACATCATGTCATGTGCATCTAGCGTACGAAGGAACTGACCTTGACGTGAAAGGATCTTAGCGCGACAGAATGTCAGCATCTCACGAAGCGGTCCCGGACCTGACGCACGACCACCCTTGCGGCGAAGTGGTAGACCAGCGCGACGTACCATAGTGTCATCGAACTTGATGTCTTCACCGTTGAACCACGTAGTCAGACCGACACGAAGAGCATCAATCCAGCCTTCCGTGGAGTCAGGGATGACGTAGGTAGCGATGTCCTGGTTCTTCTTTTGACGCTTGATCCTGGGAAGCGAATCCACGTAGTAGGACTCGACCGAGAAACCTACGCCGCAACCACTCATGGAGATCAGAAGCCCTTCACAGAACGCTTCAAGATCCTTCACTGGTAGGTATGAACAGTTGAACAGGGCAAGGTTTTGGCTGCGCGCGTACTCGCCTGCGGTGGCCAGCATACGCATTGACGGCATGGCCTGCATGTTTAGGATGCCTTCACGAAGCCGGATATATGTTGCGTCGTCCAGCATGTCCTGGGACAGTTCGCGGAGAAAATCTACCGTACGATCAACGGTTTCGATCCAGGTCTCACGTCGGCCTAATTCATAGTTGTATTTGCTATACTTGTCGAAAAACATGAACTGTTGTGCTTCGGTTGGGAAATACTGGGCTGCATCAGTGAAAGCGGCGCGAATGTCATCTGGCACATCACGGTTTTCGCGGTCATTGGCACGGTCGGCGCGGTGTAGGATGTAGCGTTTAGCGGCTTCAAACTCTCCTGCTGACTGTAGTACGATCTCTACGGTGTCCTGTACTCTCTCCACGCTAGCTAACTCGTTAGCAGGGATCTGAGCCGACACGGCGAGTGCTACACGTTCGGTGATCTCAGTTGCGGACACCTTAGGTGTTGAATCACAGTTGGCGTAGCAGCGAGCTACGGCCTGTTCGATACGATTGAGATCGAATGCTACTGTGCGTCCGTCGCGCTTTACAACTTGGACGGGAAGGGTGTGTCCTGCTTGTTCTGCGTAATAGGCTACCTTGTGGGCGTTGGCCATTGTGTTTCTTTTCCTCTCACAGCTTTGTGTTCGGTGGAACTGGTAGCATCGACACCCTCATTGGTGCAAGATTTGAGCCACTTCCTCAACATAGAATTGGTCCCCCAGCGCGGGGTCGCGCATCACTTGAGCGCCCCGGTAATACTCGGGGTACGGGTTCCCCCATCCGATCCAGTGATCAATTAAACAGTCAGGCCCAATCCAGATGACCGGCGCGGGGAGCCTACACTTCACAAGCCTGGCGTCTAACTCTTCCTGCGTAGTGTTCACGGAATCAGAGTCCCTTGGTCGTACGCTTCCTCGTCGGGCGTGTAGACATAGCGCCACATGTAGGGTGACGTACGGGAACCTGAGCCCTCACGAACGAAGTCAGGGTGGCGGTCCAGGATGTCCAGAAGGAATACCTGCACACTGTCCGGCTTGCAACCGAAAAGTGCTGATGAGGCATGAAGGAAGGATGTCTGCTCAACAGGGCAAGCTGCGAGTAGCGCGTTCGCTACATTGTCATAGTTCAAGTGCTCCTTCTTACCACCCTGCCACGGAGAGTCGGACAGGTCATCACTGTCATCGAACGAGTAAGGCTGAATGCTGGTATACGCCAGCGACTCCTTGCTGCGTCCCAGCAGTAGCGGATCGGGTTGTGCGGCGTCACGGAAAGCAACGAACGAAGCTACAGTCGTGAACGGGTCTTGCACCGAGCGGTTCTTGAAGTTCAACAGCACCGTACCGTTCACCCAACCCGTCCACAAGAACGAGCCTACCACAGAGTCCACGTCCGGCGCACCTGAAGAGTTACTACCCTTGCGTTGGTGGTGCGTCAGGACCACAGAGACGCCCGTTTCCTTGATAACGTAGTCCAGGGCATCGAACGCCTTACGGAGACCGCTAGAGCGCTCTACATCACCTTGGAAGAACTTGTACGCCGTGTCCAGAATGATTACCTCAGCGTTGTTCGCACGAATCAGGTTGATGAGCGAATCGCCAGCGCCCTCCTGGTCAAGGATGAGGCTGAACTTGTGGTCCACGAGCAGCTTATCTTCCGCCAGCTTCAGCGCAGGACGGTTCTCGATGAGAGTGTCCAGCCTGTCGAACAAGGAACGCTCGGATAGCTCACGATCCAGCAACAGCACGCGGTGACCCGGCGTGATGTTGTCGTTAGCGATGGGGAACTTCTTGAGGAACGGGACACCGGCAGCGATACTCAACGCCAGGTTTTCAATGAAGATCGACTTCCCCGTCTTCGGGGCACCCGTCACCAACAAGCGACCACCCTTAGGTAGAAGGCCGTCACCAACCAGGAACACCGTCTCCGGTGGGGGATCTGCACGGACCTGACTAAGCGTACGAACAATGTACTTGTTGTTGCCCTTACCGTCAACAAGCTCCTGAAATTCAAGGAACGTGTGGGCGTCACGCATTAGATACTCGTTGATATCCGTCTTTGGTGAGTTCTCATCTGGCAGTGGCAGTACGACATTCTTGGCGCGGTGAGCAAAGAAGTCCCGAATCTTCGCGGCAGCTTCCTGACCGGGATTGTGTCCCGAGCAGTCGTCCTTCTCTGTTGTGCTGCAACGACGGCAAGGGCCTTTCTGGTGGGCGAGCGGGTTATCATTATCCATGACAACGATGACTTCCTTCGCCTTCATGAAATACTGTGCCCACTCAGCCTTAAAGCTAGACGCTCCTGGAATAGAGACAGCAGCCAGCCCGTGACGCGTGAGCAGCATAGCCTTGAACTCGCCCTCACAAATGTACACGCGACCATCTGCGCCACCGTCTGCGTCGGAAGGGTTGAACAGCCGTATAACGCCGTCAGCTTCAGGGTCGATAACGATAGAGCCAGGGTTGTCCCCATAGCCCTCAGCGCGCTCCCACCAATACTTTGAGCCATTCGGACCACGCTTCTGCGGGTCGTAGTAGCGGAAGGCGATTGGGCGACGGTTCACGAGATACGGGATAACGTACGCGTCCTGCTTAGGGTCGAAGCCGAGACGGAACCGGTCAATCTCAATGTCACGCATACCCTTGTCCTTAGCCAGGAACTCACGGTGGCTTGGACGCAGGTTGGACTGGTATTCCTTGAGGATGGTATCCTTGTTCTTGAACTTCGTCATGAGAGTCGGGTCAGCGATAACGCCGAAATACTTCTCAAGCGTCTGAAGGTTCCCCTTCTCACCACACGAACCTGACTGGCAGTAATACTGGCTTGTCTTATGGTTCATGTAGAAGTTCGTTGAATTCTTCTTATCCAATGCACCGGGTTGTTCATGGAATGGGCATAAGAACTCCCACTGATTGTTACTAGGCGTCATCCTGCGAGGCAGATATCCATTAGCCTCAAGCAATCTCTTCGCCGCTTCACCATCCGTATTGACGCCCGCCCTGTGAGAACCGGAGCTACCTCCGACTGATGCGGTAGACGATCCCTTTTTCTTTGCCTCAGTCACGACTAACCGTGCCACGCGGACTCCCTCATCTGTTTCGTGTCGAAATAAGTAGAGCCGTGGGAGGCAATTGAGCCAGCCTCCCACGGCCCGCCGAACCGGTATTCAGTTGTGTAGATGTTAGAAGTCCGGCTCGTCCAACGGAAGAGCTTCCGTCTGCGGTGCTGCCGGGGCGAATGAAGCGTCAAAGCTCAAGAGGGCACCAACGGTGTGCTGACGACCGCCAGCCTTCTTGTCGTAGCTGCTGATGATTGCACGAGCCGACAGCCCCTCAAGGTTGTCCGTGTCAAGCTCGAACCCTGTTTCCAGCGGTCCGATGTTCAGAAGCGCCTCAGCCCACTGACGAAGCTTGTTGTCGGGATGAGAAGTGAGGTTGGCTCCGGTGTTGCCCCAGATCGGGTTACCGATCAGGAAGCCGAACTCACTGTCCAGCGCGCTAGGCACTGAATCGACCTTGAACTTGAAGTCGAGCTTCTGGAATGAACCAGAGCCGTCCTTGCGCTCAACGTCCTTGACGGTTACGGTGTCAACGGTGACGCCGATGATCGTGTCATCGGGGAGTACCGCGAAATCCTGCTCTGTTACTGTCAAAACTGCCATTGCTGTGTTGCCTCTCTTGTTTGTTGTATGCGTTGTTACGCGTTATTTTGTTGTTGCTGCCACGAGTCGCTTGTAGTCCTTGAAACATGCTGCCTTCTTATAACGCGAGAGTGACAAGGTGCCAATCTCGGGGTCGTCAACGTTGTGCGGATCTTCGCCGTCCGCAACGTACTCACAGGGAGTGTCGGTGGTGACGGTTCGGTTGATTACCTGAGCGCCTGGGAACGTCTCCTGCACGTTCTTCAACGCTTCCGTGTCGTTGATTACTGTATCTTCGACGGGTGTATCAGGGGTTGTAACGGATGGCGTCTCCCCAGATGGGGCGTCTTCGGCATGTCCAGATTCTACCACTTCGGCAGCCTTTGCGCTAGCCTTGGTGGCCGGTGCAGACTTCTTGTCTACAGGTTGTGATGTCTCCCCGTTGAATGCTTCCACCGCTGTCAGATACTCAATGAGATCCTGAAGGCTCACGCCAGATGCACCAGCGGCAGCGTCGGCCTTCCATGCGATAAAGTAACGGATGACCTGACGTGCCTTACCTAGGTTCCAAGTCTTCAGATCTTCTGGAACCGCGAGATTGTGGGCCTTGTATTCTTTTTGGACAGCCGTGATGCCACCCGCGTTGATCGGATCACCGTCGTCGGGCTTTGCTGTACCAGTATTACCCTTCGGGCTGCTCGGACTTTGAGCCGCTGGCTTCGTTCCAACTGCCGCTGCTGGGGTTGATGTTACAGGTGTGGCAGCAGGTACGTCAATAGCTACGACAGCACTGGTCTCATTGCGTACGATACCATTGAACACTGCGCTGTGCAGGACCGCGAACTCAGGCTCAGAGATCGGTGAGAGACGGCCAGCAGCACGGTTACCCAAGTGAGGGTTCTTCGCGTCACCTTCGTTCTTCAACACGTACTTGATAGCCTTCTTGCCTTGCGCGTCAATGCCAGGGATACGCTCACTGAGCAGCGAGAAGTCCACGTACCCGGCGATCTCGTCACGGATGCCACCCTGCAATGCTGGGGCGTAGATGAGTTTCTTCTCATCATCCTGGGTTGACTGCGTGTGCACCGTGAACACCGTGTTGATCGGGAGAGCAACGAACGCCTTAATGATGGTGGCCATCCGCTCCTTAAGCGTACCCCAGTCGGCCTGCTGCATCTCAGTGCGCTTGTTCTCCTTCATGATTTCCTTCTTCATCATCTCCTGCCACGCGTCAAGCGTGTCGATAGCGAAGGTCTCAATGTCGTCCAAGCCCATAGCTTCAGCGGCCTTCTTGCGAAGGTTCGCATCACCTAGAATGATGTGCAGTTCCTTCAGCTTGCCTGTGGAATCAATGTCCACGTAGTTCACGTGCTTGTGGGCAATGGACATGAGTCCAGCTTCCACGGCACCAATGACGACGTTAGGGCACGTAGCCAGAAAGGATGTCTTGCCGCTCTTCGGCGGTCCTAGAAGAAGGATATTGAGATGACGTGGATAGTTAGCGTCACCGGTTGACTTGAACTCAATTGCCATTGTTAGAACTCCCAGCTATCGTTGCCTGATATGATTGTCAAGCCCATTTCCTCTTCACGCGTAGGCAGTCCACAGTTGTTGCGGAACTCGCAATATTCGCATGTCTCGCCAGTCACAGTGGGAACCCAAATGTCCGCTTTCTGCGACTTGTCGATCTGGTCTATTGTGTACGCTAATCTGGTGTAGTGTACAGGTACGCGCTCCCCCGCGTCAATACGCTTGGCGAGACGGAGATGAACCCACTCCGCTAGCCTTGGCGCGGACATGTACCTCTCGTATAGCTCTGCACCGTTTTCGATGTTCACCCAAAATTCGGGGCGCGTGGTCGCGTAGCAGTAGGCGTGGAACTGAATGTCGTGGCGCAAGTAATCTCTCGTGGGTTGCTTGCGGCTCGTCTTATAGTCGGACACAAGGACACCGAAGCCACCGTCCTTGAGAGGACGCAGCGCGAGCTTGTCCAGGGTGCCTGTAAGCTGATGGTCACCTACATCTACGGTGAAGTTGTACTCGCGGGCCAGCACTACGTCAGACTCCCACTGGATCAGTGACCACCAGTCGCGGAGGATCTTATGCCCGTCTGTGGAGTAACCTACATGACTGTTCCTGGGCATGATGTAGTCGTACGCAAGGCTGACCTCTCCGGGCTGTATAGGTTCACAGTCTTGGTTGTAAGCTTCCAGATTGTCCCATATTGCGTTGAATCTGTCAAGGCCACCCTGGTAGCTGTACGACTTCTCCATGTGGAGGATAGCGTCGTGGATCACTGTGCCAAACGAGAGGGCGCTGGACTGTTCACGGGGGTAGCCCTCTTGAGCCCATTTCACCTTCAGCGCACAAGAACTGTAGGTTTTGATGGTCGATTGGCGGATCAGCATGCGTCTCCAAACGGATCAAGAGGCCCGCCCAAATCGGACGAACCCCCTGATTGTAGCACAAACTACTGACAGTTAGCCAGCGTTTGCAACTCCGTTGTGCTCAACGTTCTCGTGCTGCCCGCTGTACTCAGCGTGGGCAAGGTCAGGGCCAGACACCAGGGATGCTGCGGTAATTGTACCTGGCTTGTTGAACGCGATCAGACCCTTGATGAGGGCAGTCATCGCAGCAGTGAATCCGATAGCTGCGGCAGCTTGCCAACTAGCATGAACAACATCCGTGGCACCGGAGGCGATCAGTGTAGCGCCGAAGGATGCCAGGAAGGTCTTCACGACGCGAGCTATTAGGTCTAGCTTGCCCGGAAGGACTCCCAACGGAAGCTGTGCGGCCCACATGATGATGGACAGCGCAGCGGCGAACAGGGCCGTGAGTCCGGCAACCTGCCAGTTCTGCTGAAGTAGAAGGCCACCGGAACCGGTTGCCAGGAGCACGACAGCGAACTGCTGGACGAAGGTAGAACCAGCACGCTCTAGCGGGTCTAGAACATACTTAGTGACGAAAGCTGATGCCATAGTGTGCGCTCCTAGTTACGGAAGGGTCAGAACTTGACCGGGGTAAATGTTGTTCGGATTGGTGATGCTCGGGTTGGCGTGTTCAAGGGCAGCCAGTGTTACGTGATATGCCGACGCGATACCAGACATGGTGTCACCGTTCTTAACGGTATACGTCCTGCGCTTTGGGGCTGGTGCGGGTGCCGGTGCCGCCCCGCCTGGACGGTGGATCTTCTGGCCGGGGTAGATGTTGTTGGGATTGACGATCTGAGGATTGGCCTTTTCTAGTGTTGCCAGGCTCACGCCGAGCCTGCTAGCGATACCCCCCATGGTGTCACCTGAGACCACCGTGTAGTCACCGGACGGCTTAGGTGCAGGCTTGGGCACCGGCTTGGGGGTCGGCTTAGGTGTAGGTGCGGCTCCTGGACGATGAACGGCCTGGCCGACCTGAATGTTGTTCGGGTTGGTGATCTGAGGGTTCGCGTGGATCAGGGCAGACAGAGTAACACCCATCTGATTAGCGATACCGGACAGGGTGTCACCCGACTTCACGATATAGTCGCCCGTGCTGGGCTTCGGTGCCGGTGGCTTGACCGGTGGCTTCACTGGCGGCTTCGGAGCGGAGCCACCGATTCCCAATACGGCAAGGAACTGTGCAAGGTTAAGACCATCAGCGGAGTTGATATCGCACTTACCGAACGGCGGCACATTGAAGGTGCTGCTGTACTGGTGAGCGATCTTGCCAGGGAACGATGGGTTGCCACTGTAGTTAGCCAGGATAACCTTCGTGTCACCACGCGACGGCCATAGACTGTTGAAATCGCCAGCATTAGCGTAGCCAATAACCTTCTTGCGGTTACCACCAAGCCATGCGATGATGTTCTCGCGGGCAGCATTAATGCCCGCTGACTGGTTACCGCTAAGGCGACCCCATGCTTCCACATCAATCATGACCGCCATCTTAGGATGGGGCGTACCCACCATAGACTTGAAGGTTTCGACAGTCTGTTGCCAGTTTGGTTCCCAAACGAAGTAAACCATGAAGCCGCCAAGCTTGCCTATATCCGTGGCATGCTTCGCCCAAGCCAGGTTGTAGGCGAAGTGGTGATCGCGGTACGTTCCATCGTTACTGCGGAATGAAATGAACTGATATGGGTACTGGTCGTTAACGTCTACCTGGAATTCAGATACGTCGGCAAACTGCGTGTCAGTCATAACTGGCTCGTTTCCTCTCCTGTGGTTGTGTTCATACCTAATTGTTCGACCACGGGAAGGACGGATCACACTACGTTAGACGCATGGCCGTAAGGGGGTCGGAAGAATCGTACAGACGTACGACAGTATGGAAGGCAGGTTGATTAATGGTGGGGACGAGTTGGGTGGCCTGGGCGGGGGTGCGGGTGAGGTTTGACCTTGTGGACCACTGCGTGACGGGGTGGAGCTTGGCCTGCGCGACCCGCTCGGCGCGGGGGAATTACCCCCGTGACTTGGGGGGTTGCTTACCTTTGGGTTGACGGCGGACCCACCAGGAACATTAGGCAGGGGCTTCTTGGTCGGTGCGCTGGGAGCTTTCGCGCCCTTCTTGTGGACGCTCGCGGCAGCACACTTATGTACTTGGCGAAGATGCTCAAGGAACGGGCTACTCTTCAAACCATTTGAATCAACGTAATACACTACGTCACAGAAACCCTGATTGGCCGCATCTATAATGGCCTGCTGCGCGGCGATGCGCTGTAGGCGACCATCTACCTGTGATTGCTTGATAGCCTGTGTGGTGTCGTGGTTAGCCTTGATGCCCTGGTAACCACCTACGATGGCGAAAGTAACCACCAGCGCGAATATGGCGAGGGAGACAGCTAAAGCGCGGACCGTAAGTGTCAGCGCAACTCTCTCGCTCATCTTTCCCTTACTTACACGTGTCATAGCTGATTAACCTCCTGCATTAGCTATCGGCAGGGGACCACCCGTGGCTGGATCTATCCTGGCAACGAGCAGAATTCGTGTAAGTCTGTCGAGTTCCATGTCCCTCACTCGAACAGTCTGCTGCTCAGCTTCAAGGGACGCCTGGATGACATCCGACTTGTGTTCAGCCTCAGTCGCCCTGCGGATGAGTTCTGCGATATAGTCGGTTGTGGTAGCAGGGTTGGGGGCAATCGTGATAGACGTGTCCTTACGGAAGGTGGCGAAGATGGCAGTGATTGCGGCAGCCAGAACAAGACCCAAGGTTGAAATGATAGCAATCTTGAGACTGTTACTATCGCCCGCACTAGCAGGGCTGGCGTCTGCTAGCAAAGAGACGAGAAGAAATCCCTTTACCTTATAGACTCCTAATAGGTGATGCATTAGACCCGTCCCTCAGCGATGCTTTAGCTGCCGCCTCCAATGCACTGATGGTCTGCGCCGCACTTGTATTACGTACCATCCGTGTTGATGCCAGGAGCGTACCGGCACTGATAAGAGTAGCCAAGAAAAACCATGTGATAGAAACGTAATGGTGATTACTAACCCATGCCGCAGCGAAAGCGTACGTGCACCAGGCGCTATAGAATGTAATAGCGACCAGTGAAACTCTCGCCGCATTCCAGCTAGATGCTGCGAACCCATGTGATTGCACTATCCCTGCAATGCCCCAGAGCAAACCTAAAGCCATCGCGCACATTAGTATGCCGTGAGTGGCCAGCCCACCAGGGATTAGGTCGATATACTTGAACGGTTCCAGTGAGTAAACAGAGGACGCGCCCCCGAAAGCATATCCGCCACCGAACCCGAGGAAGCCAACAACGGTAGATACGCAAAGAAGCAGCCACATTGTGAGGGCCGTAGAAATACGCATCTTATGTTGCTTCATGGATTATTGGCCTGTCGTTGGTTGGTTGGTTGGTCCTCTGTAGTATCGGCGGATAGGCCAATTGAATCCGAACATCAAGATCGACTAGAACCACAGGGTAACGTTTACGTCCGCCCCGTTGTTGGTGCCGCCAGTCACAGTGGCAGTCGTGGTGATAGCACCAGCCTGCAATGTTGGCACGGTAGCTGTGTAACGCATCAGGTCCACGTCATAGCCCTGAGTGGATGTGGACAGCGACTTTGTGACACGCAGCACCAGATCGACACCACCAGGGGCCGTAATCACTGGACCGGCATACTCAATGTACAGGAAGTCATCAGGAACAGAAGACGGGTCAGTCGGGAAGGATGACTGAATGTTCTGGGTTACTGCGCTACCAACGACAGCCATTGTGTCTGTTCGGATGACCGAAATGGTTATGTCGTTACCGGTGTGAACGGTATCGAAATTGAGAACCCGTAGGGTGGTAAAGGTAGAGTACGATCCGGTATCTAGAGCGCCAAGATCTGCCTCAACCCAGTCGTTGTAGGTAGCCAATGTCACAGCTTGCTCATTTGAAGCGGCAACGTCGTTGTCTATCTCTACGTCAAGAGAAGATCGTGTGCCGTCTTCCGCCTGGAAAGTGGCGGCAACTAGCAGTGGATATTCCACCCGGTAGTATCCTGTAGCGTCACCTACCCTATGTGTTGAAGGTGAACAAACGACATCGACGTGGTTAGATGCCGTATCAGCTATACTGATATTCAGTGATACACCCACAGCGGTCGGGTCGGTTTTGAAAAATGCTGTCAGCCTAACCGGAACGACACTGCTAGGGCTCTCTGTGACGTTCATGATCTGTCCGTCAGTAAGAACACCAGGAGTGAACGAACTGAGTACCCTGCCGCCACGTGGGAGCGCGGAAAGAGGTAGTGAGCCGTTAATGTCACCAAGGTCCAGGATTGAACCCTCTGGGACGGTCGATGAAATGTCCTGCGGGAAGCCTGACAGGGTTGTCGTGCCGGTATCTACCCAGGTGGTGACAGGAGTAGCCGACGTGTCGGTAGCACCCTCAACAACCCAGTGGACTAGAGACGCGCCAGTGTATCCACCTGAAATAGTCGAACGATAGATCTTCCAAGACGCGCAGCCCTCAGGGATGAACGCACTCGGGATCTCCACAGTGACAGAGTTCTTCGAGTGGGTAGTGTTCGTCGTCGGTGCGATGATCGTTTGATCTTCCGCTGATCCGGTGTCATAGTAGGGGCTTGTTGTGACCGTGGTACTCAACTTGTACATATGTGTCTGGCCTGGACGTGCTCGGTAGATTCCATACGATACCGCGCCGGAAGGAAGTGAGGGAAGGTCTAGCCTGATACGGTTGACAGCACCAGTGCCAATAGAGAAGCTGGTCAAGGGGCTAGTAGTGGTCTCGCCACCCTTAGCGTCCAGGAACGTCACAACATAGTTGTACGAACCGACAGTCAGTG